GATCTCGTCGCCGTAAACGTAGCGCGCCGACAGCTCCGACAAGTTCGCGGCCGAGCCGGCGGTGGTCACGTACAACGTGCCACCCTCGAACTCTTTGGTGTCCATGGTGTTGCGTGAATCCCGCGAGCGATTGGCCGCCACACGCTCGCGCAACACCGGCGTTGCCTTGATCGTTTTGCCGATCCGAGAGGACACCCGTTTTGCCAATCCAAGACTGGGCAGCAGCGCCAGGATATTCGATGGCGCCATGTGCATCAGGCCGCCGATCCAATTCAAACCAATCTGAGTTTTCATCAACTGCGACGCGACCATGGTGATCACGCGCTTGCAGGGGTGAGCCGGCGACAGACAACGCATGGGCTCGCGGGCATACGGCGTACGCGAGGTGCGGTACTGGCCCGGCTCAGCGGCGCCAGTGTCACGCGGGATCCGCATGTACTCGTCGGCCCACTGATCGATCCAGACATCCGGGTCGGGCCGTAGCCCACGGAAATACGCCTCGCGGTACACCTCTGCACCGTCCGGAAATCCAGTGGGCATGGGCTTAACTCGTGGTCAGTGCGTGTTCAAGATCCGCTGAAGACATACGTTCGGCGTCTTCCAGCGAGCGGCGGATCGCCGCCGTGAGGTGCTTTTCGATTTCCCAAGGGTCGGTCATCGACGCCAGTTCAGGAGCCAGTTGCGGAGGCATCCCGAGCAGTTGATCGCGCAGCATGCGACCGGCGTTGTAAGCACCGGTTTGAACTGCCGACAGAACTACCAGCGAGCCCTTGGCCTTGTGCAACTCGATCTCGGCGAGCTGGGCCAGGTTGTGCTCGCGCAATGCGCGGGCCTTCTGGAAATCGGGGAGCTGTCCCGCAGGTGTGATCGTGAGCGGCGGCGCAGCCGTTGAAGTCGGTTCGACCTGGCTGGATAGCTGACTGTAAACGTCACGCTGAAGCCGATCTTGGTGGTGGCGGTCAGCGACAGCCGTCTTGCTGGGGTCAGCGGTTTCGCGAATCAACGCTTCGCTGGCCGTGACATCGACCTGTTTACCATCGGCGGTCAGCACCAGGCGGTTGTTGTTTTTCAGCCAGGTGATGTAGCTGGGCGCCCTGCCGATCCGAGCCGCGAAGGCGCTCTTAGACATGTACATTGGTTCTGTCATAAGCCCTCCTTTTCAACGGCTTTTCAATGGAACCTTTCGATTTCAATGGATTGAATTTCAGTAAGCTGGCAACCCTGCCGCTACCAACTTCCCGCGGGTTTCCGACCCCGTACCCCCCGAATAACCCCAGGGTCCCCGGCAGTTTTCGGCGCCCCGGCGCGATTCTTCACCCCTGTTCACCGCCAGCGGGTGGCACTTCGCAGACACCCAGCCGCTTGGCGGCCCAGCGTTCGTACAACCCGATGGCAACATCGGCGCCGGCCATTGCGGTCAGGCAGCCCAAGCTGCCGGCCGTCCAGATCGTCATGCCCGCGCCGATCATCAGCATCATCGCCGACACGCCGCAGACAATGCAGGCACCGGACCGAAGCGCCAGGCGTCGCAACAACGCCCAGCCCCGAGCCCCATCCTTGTCGGCTCTCCACATCTCACCCGATACACCGCCGACCAGGGCCAGGACGATCACTAACCAAATCGGCATCTCTGCCAGTGCTTGCTGCTCGTTCGTCATCGCCCTACTCCATAAACGCAAAAACCCGGCGCAATGGCCGGGTTTGGTGTGTGGTGCCTACCGCTCTCTGCGGTCGCACCTATCGAAGATGGGTACTTTTTACAGGTGGATTCCGGTGGCAGCAACCCTACTTTAATGCCACCCGGTGAATGTCTGGGCTACGTCTAGGCAATGTCGGTGAATATCTTTATTTCGGAGTTCAGCGCCTCTGGCGCTGTCTTACCTGTCCCACCAATCAGAATCTAAGTAGGACAGCTACAGGCGCCTAAATTCGGGGCTCTGCCCTACTGTCCTACCTTATTTAACTTTCTCTTGTGTATAGAGAGAAAAACTAAAAGCACGCATGCGCGCCATGGGCGCGACTACGTGCCCGCTATGCTTACGTGTGCATGTGGCGGGCAAAGGTTGGACAGTAGGACAGCCCAGTAACGGCGTGGCCTGCACTTGTCCGACTGCTCTAAATGGCAGTCGGACAAGGCCGGACAGTAGGACAGTGGCACGCGGAGTGATACCAGGGGTCACGCAGCCTTCCCCATCAACATGCCCGCAATGTGCAAGTGCGCTTCGTGCAGACGTTGGTAATAGGTGTCGCGACTGCAACCGCAGTGGGTGTATTTCTGTGAGAGGAAGCTTTCGTGATTGCAATAGTGCTCCCACACCACCACCGACAGCTGTGCCGGCAGATGCTTGTTCACAATCAGCTCGATATCCGCCGATTCATCCAACAGCACCCGACTGCCGCGAGTCCCACGTATCAGCTCGCCCTTGCACTCCATCAACATCGCAATCATGTTGCCACCACCAGATCCGACAAAGTCGGGGTTCATCGGAGAATGCAGATCCTGCGCCCAGAGCTTGAGCATCTCATCAATTCGCTTAATCAAAGCAAGGCTCCTCTACCAGGGTCGCCTGTAATGCAGACGCACGCCCCCATGTCTCAGGTTTCTGATAGGCCCATTGCCGGATGCCGCTCTTTGCCAACGCCGGCATGCGCTTCTTCCGCCAGCCCAGGCGATGCATGATCGCCCCGACGCGCATCTGCTCCGGCTTGCCCCAATGGCCGACGTCTAGTTTGAGGGCCTGGATCAAGATCTCATTGCCGGTGGCGGTTTCGCCGATCTGTGACTCCTCCAACCAGGTCAGGATTGGACCTTCCCACTCGTCCACAACAAAGCGCTCGTCCTGAGCTTCGGCGAACATCCAAGACTCGTCCTTCGTCACCCACCAGATATCGCCGGCCTCGAAGCAGAACACCGCTTCAGCCCACAGCTGGTCGCGAATCTCACGCAGCGTTTCCAGGTCGACCTTGTTGCAGAACACTGGCCAGTAACGCCGATTACCAGTGGCATCCTTGAGGTATTCCTCTTGGTTGGTAGTACCCACGAACACACACTGGCGTGGCACATCGTTCGTTCTGCGGCCGTAGCTTTCGCGGTAGGTATCAGTCGATGCGGAGAAGAACTGCTTGGCCTTGGTGCTCTCTGCTTTGTTAAAGCTGTCGAGTTCCCCCAGCTCGACGATCCACTTGCCACGAATCGCCTGGAAGCTGTCCTTGTCGCCGAGGGCAAAAGGCGTGTCCATGAACCACTCGCCGCCGAGAATACCCATGGCTGTGGACTTACCTTCTCCTTGCCCGCCTTCGAGGATCATCACCGAGTCAGCCTTACAGCCAGGACGCATCACCCGGGCCACCGCCGAGATCGGCCAGCGCTTACCAACCTTGGCTGAGTACTCAGTGGCCTGAACGCCCAACACATCGGTCAGCCAGGTTTCCAGCCGAGGGACGCGGTCCCATTCAAGCTTTTCGAGATACTCGCGCACTGGGTGAAAAGAATGATCGTGGGCAACCACACTGACCGCCTCGATCACATGGGACGCCTTGACCCGCAGGTTGTATTGCTGCGCGAGCCACTTCATCACCCGCATGTCATCGATGTCAGCCCAATCGCCGGCACCGCCGCCAAAGGGAGCGGACCGCAGCTTGACGATCTTGGAGCTGAACACGCTATACCCGATGACACCGGCCCAGCGTTCGTCATTGCCTAGGATCAGCTCAACGTTTTGCATGTGCGCAATCAGGGAGCCGTTTTCAGTGCGGGCCAGTTGATCCTTCCAACCACCAGCTGCAGGAGGTTTGACCACCGCCAAAACCTGGCGCCGGACAGCCTCCAACCCTTCCGCAATGTGCAGGTCGTTGAAGTCGGTCCACTTGATTTCACGCTCGCCAGAGAAGACGGGGGCGACCACTTGGCCGCCGACAATCAACGCGGCGTTGTTGGCCTTTTCCTCACCAGGGTTCCATAGCTCGCCATTCGGACGCTTCGTCTTCCAGTCATCATCCCGACAGAGGATTAGCGGGCAACCTGGAAAACGCTCCCGCATGGCCTTGGAGACAGGTAGCAAGTTGCCCGCATCGAAGGCAATGGCGACCGTCAGAGAGGTCGCCATGTGCAGACTGGCGCCTGTGGCGTAGCCCTCGCACACGAGTACTGGCTCCCCCGGTTCGGGGTGCGGGCCGATCAAATGGAAAGCGCCCTCTTTGGACATGCCGTAAGGCCAGTAGGCTTTGTCGCGACCGGTGTCTTCTTGCTTTGCCGGGAAGATCACCTGTAGGCCGACGATCTGGTCCCGCACGTTGCACATAGGCACCAAAAATGCGCCAGTACGCGGCGCATAACGAACCTTGAATCCAACGATCTGCTTTCGATCCAAATAGGCGCTCTTGCCCTTTTCCGGCATGCGTTTGAACAAACCGGCTGCGCGGTTAGCTGCACGCCGTGCCGCGTTGGCCGCCACCTCAGAGGCCTTACGCTTGGCGTCTTCCTGCCGGGCACGCATGACCTCGCGCTCTTCCGGACTCATGCGCCCAGCCTTCACCTTGATCTTTTGCGATTCGCCCGAACGCCAGTCACCGAAGCTACCGAAGATCAGCGTTTCGTTCTTCTCAGTGTGATGCTCGTGGACAACGTACCAGCCGTTTTTTTCCTTGCCCTTGTCCAGAGCCGTCTTGCACCGGGTGAGCTTGCCGAAGATCAGCGGCTGTTGAGGCTCAAGCCCGTAGTCTGCGAATTGGTTCAATACCTCATCGAGCATGCCGAGACTCCCGCACTTTGTCGATGGACTGGCAGATCACGCACTGGGTGCAACCCGGCAGAGCCAACCGGCGCGGCTCCGGAATAGGCTCGTCGCAGCCTTCACAGAACAGAAATGAATGCGCCGCCAAGACAGGCTTGGCAGCGTTCCGTGCAGCCAGCGCCTGATCTAGACGCTCCTGCACCAGGTCATTAGCAAAGTCAGCAATGTCAGCCACGATCAACACCCCGCGTCGTCTGATTGACGTAGGTCGCGCGGTTGAACATCCCCAGCAGCCCTTGAATGCCGCGAAACACTTGGAAGCGGATCTCGGCCAACTCACCATCATCGACCTTGCCATCACCAATGCTCCTGGCCCAGGTATCAGCCAGATCCGCAACTTGACGGAAATAGGCAGCAATACCGGTGGTCAATGTTTCCGGCATGTCGTTGGTGTACGCCTCAGCCAGCTCTTGCCAAGTGGTATCTCCTACCATGGCGTGCACCGCATCGAGAATTCGGCGGTCCTTAGTCAGCTCCAAGATCTCGCCGAATTCTTGAATGTTCACCGAGTGGCTCGGATGGGTGGGAGACAGCTTGTGCTGCAACGTGGTGGCGTTTCTGCCGGTGGTGGCGGCAATTGCAGCGGCGCCGCCGGGATAGTCCCGAGCAGCATGGTAAAGCGCTAGATCGAGCGGCAGGATTTCCCGCTGCGCTCGTTCTACACAACTCAGAGCGATTCGGCTCATGGCATTAATCCTTATAAGTTGCCAGTGCCGCGCGACGTGCAGTGGTGATACATTTGTCGCGTGGCTTGAAGAGGCCCAAACGCCGGCGAGATCTCAGGATCGACACCGGCACCGTGCCGAGGCGAACGATCCGTCGTTCACCTCTGGCGCAACAGCTGCCTAATCTGTGGTGGATAAGGCAGCAACACCAAGGCATCCGTGCCTTGGAAGGTGCGGTAAAGAGCGACGGTTCGCATGTGGTGTGCCCGCCTACCTTTACTGCAACCCAACATCACTGTGGTGGTGTGTGTTGGGAGGAACTGGGCGGCCCTTGGGTCGCCTTTTTTCTAAGCTGCTTTTGATGTTTCCAGCTCTGGAGGAAAAACATCGTCAAGTGAGCAAGCGGCCCCCAACTGATTCAGCGCCGAGGTGATTGCTCTGCACTCACTGAGGCCTGGCATTCTGTGACCGGACTCGTAGTTGCTTAATCTTGTCTGGGTCCAACCAAGCAGCTCACCAAGATCCCTTTGTTTTATCTGCGCCTCCTTTCTGAGGCAGGCAATTCGGTTCATGAATCTGACTCCTTTTGACTTCGCACACTCTAAACACGA